CGATGCAACCCATCAACAACTTTATCAACGCAACCGCTGCGGTGGTTAAATATATTGACGGTCAGATCTGGGCCAAAACACACTTACGTCTAGACATACTAGACATTCAAAAGGTCGGCAAGACTAAACATGATGTCCAGAAGGACAACAAAATATTTGATACACCCGAAACCGCTAGACGGGCAGGGTGTGACCAGGATGGTTTGAAAAACCGTGAAAAGCCCTGGACAATAAGTGCTATGGCGGAGCAGATGAGACAAACTGCGGTTAGCATGGCTAAAGGTACCATATACGGTATCAAACAGAGTATTTTAGTCGGGCCAAATCAACAATCGGTGTTTGGCCTGAACAAAGCTTGCCTAAACACGGATGGTACCCCATCATACGTGGCAGTCCTTAAGATGCTACGTGAAATAAGTACCTCAACAGATTTGAAGGAGCAACGCTTGAATAAGTATTTTGATTCAGTTATTACTAATAGATTCTACGATAACTCCATGTCCCTGCTGTTCGTATTTTACCAATATATAGCAAAACTAGATATGGTAGAAAAGAACACGCAGTATAACCACAAAATCAAGCTCAGGTTGGAATTGGTAAAAGAGATTGTCGAAGCAGCCAATCAAACTCAAAAAGTTGATAAGTTGTGTGAGTATATAAGAACAGTAGACACAGCTGTGGGCATAACCAAATATGATAGAGATATCTACCATTGGATACGCGAACTAGACAACTGGGTCGATGGTGTACCTGCGGCATTATATGATAACCCACAAGACATGACAGAAGCTCAAAAAGAACAGTACAGCTTTATAAAGGACATAAAAGTTTGGAAGATGTATACTTATGATGATGGACATTCAAGTAGTGGCCAACATTTTGGTGATCATATGGGCTTCGTCAACGGACTTTTTAAGATACCAGCAGACCTATTTAAGACGACGACATCAGATGAGCTTATATTAACGCCAGTTAACAGATTAGTGCCAGATAATGATGTAGAGTTAGCCGATTTAAACCGCTATCATGGTGTCATGAACTTAGATGGCTTTACGATGAAAGAAGTAGCTATATTAAATAAAATGATGAACGGGAATCTACGTAATACGCCATTTTTAATAGATCAAGACGTAGACTTAGGTTTATCCGAACAAAAAATTAGGTATATTAAAATCTCCGACGACTTAAACATACAATTTGATTTTAACGTGGCAGAGCTTAAAACAGTCTTGTTCAAGTACATTCGGAACCATAGGGTTCATGAAGATGCGTATGAAGCCAGACAGCAAATGCGCTACTGGCTGGCACAACCCGGGTGTGAGACTGTTGAAGCACATTGGTGGTCACACTTGACAAGGCGGCTAGTACTACCTAGACCTGGATTTATGAGAGCGGCTGTCCCGCAGATGTTGTCTGGTGAGGGTATTGCGACCACGTTGGATGCATTAAACCAATACAAGAGGGACACAAACGATTTCTTCTTACCAGTATTTGAATCCTTGTTTGCCACAACGTGCTGGTATTGGGGCGAGTATTTGTTGATACATAATACAAAAAATATGTATGGTCTGTTGCGTAATCTTAAGACACCAAACAACTATGAACTGCAGGACAAAGAGAGGGCGGACGCCTTGTATTCAGCGGTGACTGGTTTGCCAGTTAAGAAGTGTTTATATGATCAAGTTTCCACTTTTGTATTAGGCGGTATCGAATCGTACTATGGTATTACTGTCAGGTTCGGTCGACTGGACTTACCGCACATGGAGGATTTGGGGTACGCACTAGTTAACGGCAGATTAAGTTATGGGAAGGTGGTAACTCCAGGATGCACACCTCTGATAGTTGGCTTATCCGGCAGTCTAATGTTAGGGACACCATATGCGGCAGTGTTCACTATAAATGCTGCAGTAGGCAAGGATGAGTATGGGATAGCCAGAACAGCTTATAATTACAATGACTTATGGGGAATGGGTGTCCTAGCTAGATGGAACGGGTATAATCTACACTATCAACACCCCAAAACCGATACAGCACATAGAATTTATGCTGCAAATGACGTTTCCATTGCTCTACCTCCGGTACCTCCATATAAGATGAAAACAGCACAGTCATATAGATATTTGAATATGTCTCAACGTGAGAGATGCTTTGGTGCAGACCACGAGTGGGCAGTAGACTGTGATATGATACTAACTTGGACACGCAGGAGCTCCCAATTATTAGAGGAAGCACGTTGGAACGCACCATACGCCACTGCTAGTGAGCCCACTTATAACATTCCAAACACCCTTGTTACCGTGCCTGAGCTAGTAAAACAATACCAGGGCATGATTACAGCTGATTACGATTATATAACGTC